GGGTTCGTACCATGAAAACGCATCAAAGTGCCATTGTAAGCTACTAGCGGAGTACAAACTTCATGAACGATGACATTCATACGCTGGAGGTCGGCACTCGAGTACCTACCAGACCAGCTAGCAATCTTCATCATTATCGCAAAAGCAGATAGTGTCAACTGGGCTGGCATACGTACATCATACTTCTTGTAGTCCCCTGCGACGATTCGATCGCTACTATGCTTAGAGATAAACTCAGTAAGTTCGTGCCATTCCGGACCATGGGCATTTATACCTACGGCTGTTTCAGCAATCAGCGGGTTCATAGAGAGAAATCTCGCTATAGGAAGGAAGTACTTCCTAATAAGATATTGTAGTACAAGCGGTGCAGCTTCAAAGACCCTAACTTTAGTCTCGTTGACTTTCCGTGGTTCATCCTTAAGACTAGCACCAAATATCAAATTCAGCGATTCATTAGCGTCTGCCTGAGTCAGCACCTTATAGATATATGCCTGTATCTCCTCTGTAAATTGCTTTGGGCAGGCATGTTCCTCTGTAGGCTCCAATTCTTCTAAATACTTAGATTTGGGACCGCCGATCGGATAACCAATAGACGTACTGGTGACCATTGCATCTATGAAGCGCTCACCATCTCGTCCTGAAATAGTCTCTTGATCAGTGAGAGGTGCCAACTGACTTGTCCAATAAGTCGGATTAGCATCAAAGACCTCACGTAGATCTACAAGATAATCTTCCATCGCAAAATTGAGTGACGACTGGGGCAATCCAGGGGACGGCCGAGCAGCATGCTTCAGTGTCTCATACCACGGAACCCATGTCCCACTATCCGTATGACCTTTATCATTAGTAAAAGGTTGGCGAAAAGCAGGACCACTCCATGTGTTTGGCACACCTGTTACCAGAGCAACAGTGTCCGAAATAGGTGTAGGAATAACCGAAGAACGCGTGGTTGCTCGTCCAGTGACTGATCCATACACTGTTAATGTAGCATCTTTTGGTAAGAAATTAGTACCACATTTATAATGTACGTCCTTAGAAATGGCAAAATGCTTGCCCAATATGGTCTCCTCAATATCTTTGGTGATAGGTGGGGGAATGTGTGTTGCACTCAACTTTGTAACTTCAATCACAGCACGATCTAACTCGGGCTTGGTGATCGCTACACCTACACCATCTCTGGTACCGTTTCTACCTCCGATATGGAAGCCCACTATCTTCTTCTCACGAGAATCACTTACAAGTGGAAACATACACATACCGGGTTTGGTGGTCGTGTTGCTCAATGTGTAATACGATCCAGGAAATGTATGTGGTCCATTACTGGCATCATTGACATGATTCCACCAAGCATTATCAGTAAAATGTTTTCCATCCTGAAAACCATGCATGGCGATAGTTAGAGGATGTTTAATATGATCATCCTCGAAGTGCTTTCCCATATGATTAGTGGGACCACCGGATCCAACATACATCATTACCAAATCCTTTCCGGGGATCCTGTATACTACGCTCGGATCTAAGATGAAATTAAGCGTTCCTCCCGGTCCTCTCAACTTCGCATTAGTAGGTTTCTCAGGCACAGTGTGAAAAGGGACCACAAAATACTTGGTCCAATAATAGAAGGCAAAGCAAGTGTCACCGTCTATCTCATACACAAACATGTGGTTGCGCAGAGCGTTCCAAGCAAACTCTTGGTTAACAAAGCTACCTAAATTGTCCAACGGTATGTACTCAGGTTTAACCCACATACATTCTTCGGCATCACGAGCTTGTATTTCTGCCACAGTACGCGGTTGTAAACTACCTTGCACAGACATGTTAGCTCTCAGAGCCTTGTAAGTTTTGACAGCTCCATAAAGAACCGCCAACCCAGCAAAAAGACCGCATGCATATTTAACATGCTCATCGCGCATTGACTTAAAACACGCTGGCAAAGCTTTCCGATCATCTCTAAGACGATCTAAATAAGCTGTCTTCTTGGTCTCAACTACCGCAGCGAATGTGACACTGAAGTAGATGGCGCTAACGCATAGCAATACGGATGTCGGC